CAGCAATAGAGGCGGTCAATGATGGTAACAGAGTTTTAAGAGGTTGGCTTGATAGTGTGACACTTTATAATTTAAGTGAAAAAGACGTATATACCTGGCCTGCTGCATCTTCATCAAACTTTAGTATGACTTCGCTTACAACTAATTCAACTTATTCCAACATGCGGGATTTTAGTAATTCTGTGATGAGTTGGAACATTTCAGGAGATGGAACAAAACTAACTGCATTTATTCTTTGTTCACACTTATCTTACGATTCTGGTACTGATACATGGACCAGAACACTATCTGGTTCAACATATAAGACTGGTGTAATTGTTTTCAATTTAACATCGGCATGGGATTTATCTACCGCTACATACTTTTCTCATGGCACTGTTAGTAATAATTGGAATCAAACCAGACCTAAGGGGTTCATGGCGCCAGATGGCCTAACTGTATGGCTACAGGGTCAAGGCCAAATAAACATCTATTCATTAGAAACTGCATTTGATATATCATCAACTAAAACATTATTGAGCCAAGCAAATCACTCTAAGCAATTCTCTGACAGTACATTGACAGTATCAGCAAATGGCAGATATGTATATAGTACTCCAGATCAACCATCTAATGGTGACAAACTAGATAAAACAGATTTCGGCGCACCATAATTAATTAGGAGAATACGATGCCAAATAACTATAAAGGACTGAATATATCAGGATTAAAATCAACAACTAAATTATCAAGAGTTCAAGTTGAACCAACTGTTGATTTTGTTGAGATTACAGATCGTGGATCAGTCAGTGAAAATCCTAGTAAATTGAGAACAGCCGGTGCCGGTCATCAAAAAAGATCAAATGCAAGTCCAAAGTCAGCAATTGGTACATCTATTGATATGGGCGGATTGTGGGAAATAGCAGCCGAATATGACTATGGTAACGTATCTGCAGATACTTTTGTAGTCGAAGAAGACTCTGTTTGGATTAAACGAAGAAAATTAATGAACTCGGCTGCAGCAATATCTGTAGACTGGAGTAATATTACATTAGAACATACACTAGATAATCCAAATCCATTTGGTACTAGTGAGAATGATCAATTTGGCATGGCAGTTGCAATGTCTAGTACCCATGCAATAATTGGCGCAGAATTTGAAGATGATGCTGGTGGTACTACTTCAGGAAAAGCATATATCTTTGATGTAACAACAGGATCCTTACTTTATACATTAGATAATCCAAATCCAGTTGGCACAAGTCTTGATGACAAATTTGCACATATGGTCGCAATATCTAATACATATGCAATGGTTGGTGCTTTTCAAGAAGATGAAATTACAGGAAGCTATAGTTCAGGTAAAGTATATATCTATGATCTAGCAGATGGATCATTAATAAAAACTTTAAACGACCGGAATCCGGATGGCAATTATGCCGGTGATCTATTTGGCTTCTCAGTCGCAATATCCAATACACATGCAATTGTTGGTGCGTGGGGCGAGGATTGGGGTGCTTCTACAACCGGCGCTGCTTATATCTATAATATATCCTCTGATGGATTATTTTCGCAGCCTATAATAATTGCAAATCCAACGGCCGCTGCGAATGCTTATTTTGGTTGGGCAGTTGCGTTATCTGATAATTATGCAATTGTTAGTGCACCCAATGAAAATGATGCCGATGGGTCTTATTCAGGAAAAGCACATATCTTTAATTTATCTGACGGATCATTAGTATATACATTAGATAATCCAAATGCTTATGGTACTTCTTACCCTGATTCTATTGGGTCCATGGGCATATATCATTCGCCAAGTCAGGTTACAATTAATGATAACTATGCAGTTGTTGGTGCACCCTTGGAAGATGACGCTGGTGGTGATGATTCAGGCAAAGTATATGTTTTTGACATGTCAGATGGATCATTAGCATATACACTTGATAATCCAAATGCATTTGGTACTAGTGAGGATGATTATTTTGGGTTGTCTGTTGCGATTGATGATGACAACATTTTAATTGTTGGTGCACCATATGAAGATGATGATGTTAGTAATAACTACCCAGGCAAGGCCTATATCTTTGATCTAACCGATGGATCATTAGTAAATACAATAGATGATCCAAATGCCTTTGGTACTACTGAGCATGATAGATTTGGCCACGCAGTTGCAATATCCGATGGGCGTGCTCTTATAAGTGCTAGTAGAGAAGATGATGGCAGTGGCACTTCTGCAAATTCTTCAGGCAAGGCTTATATCTTTAAATTAGTGTAGATTTATAATAGTTTAGTGATTAATTAAAATATTAACAAGTTTAAGAAAAAAGCGTCCTTAGGACGCTTTTTTTCTTGAGTAATGTTAATATAGTTTTTTATAAATGATAAATACACTTGAGTTATTTAAATACATAGGAAATATAACACAATGAGACTATTTGATTTAATAGAAAATGAAAATACAAGGGTAGTTATTATCTATCCGGGAAGGTTTCATCCTTTTCATATTGGACATGGAAAAGTATTTAAGTATCTAAAACAGAAATTTAAAGGTGCACAAGTTTTTATTGCTAGTTCAGGCAAAACAGATGCACACAAATCTCCATTTTCATTCGATGAAAAGAAAAGTATGATGATGTTAGCAGGCGTTGATCCAAATTCAATAGTACAAGCAAAAATTCCATACGTTGCGAGTGAAATCACAGATAGATATGATCCTGATAATACGGTTGTTATATATGCTGTATCCGAAAAAGATATGGCGGAAGATCCAAGATTTGACTTTCCTACGTCAGGGCCAAAGATGAAAAAGAACGGAGACCCTGCACATATCCAAATGTGGAGAGGAATAGACGGTGCTAAACCACTTCGCCAACATAGTTATATAACTACAGTTCCTACATTTACGTTCAAGATACGCGGCGAAGCAGTTAATAGTGCTACACAAATTCGTAATATGATTTCAAACGCGGATGACACGGAGTTAAATCAAATACTACAAGATTTGTATGGGCGTAGTGATATTCCAGAAAATGTAATAGAAATTTTTAAAAGAAAACTTGGTAGTTCATCTATTAGTGAAAATTGGGAAGAAGAAGATTTGTATTCGATATTACTTGAAGCGGAATTACAGCATCAGATGATTACTGAAGACAAATCTGATTTGGAATCATTTGATGTTAAAACTGCTAGAGCATTAAATAATTTAAAAGTTAAATATCCAGGTGCTGATAATTTATTGGGTGCATTAGTTGCAGATGTGGAAGATTCACAAACAGTGAGTAAACAAAATGATATACAACACAGTATTGATATTGCAGCAATTGAAAATAATGTAGATAATAATATTGCAAAATTAGAGAAACAGATAAATTCGCTAACACAGGAATTGAAAAATCTAAAGACTAGTAGAAAATAAAGAATATGTGAGAAGATAAATGAAAATTAATGAATTAGATAAAAATATAGGCGTAACACAACAACAACTAGATTCACTTGAAAATGTTCTAGATCGTGTATTTTCAAGTGTAGGCATTGATGTTGAGTTTACAAAACACTTTATAGATCGTGTTAATGATGAACGTAATATTCGTCCTATAACTATCAAAGAACTTGCAATGTTATTTAAAAAAGAATTTGTTAAATATGGTAAACCAATTGCACAACTAGGCCCAGATGCTCAAGCAGTAATGAAGGACTTAGAAACTGATATTAATATACCATTTGTTCTTAATTGGAATGGCGAAGAACTAGAACTAGTTGCCAAAACCGTTATGCGCAAAAAAGATTTCAAATCATCAAATAAAGAATTTGCAGTTGAAAGTGATAACCAGTCTGGTGTGTATTCCGATGAAAAGAATAACGTAGAAATTCATTGGAAACGAATAGATCATCCCAGCGTAGCAAAAGATCATCTAGACATAGAAGCATATCAAAATGGCAAGCGCGTGGATATTAATAATCAACAAGCAGATCATTATAGATATTTAATTAATCAGGAAATGAATGAAACATCAACACTGGGATCTAAAATAAACTTTCCTGGAATGTCTGGCACAACAGTAAATACATCGACCACTACTAAAACAAGGGTACCAACTCCTAAACCGGCTAGAAATAGATTTGACAAAATTGTAAATTGGAGTAAAAGTTTATTCAATTCAGAAGGAATAAATGAAGACATCGGTTCATTACCTCCATTAGTAGACTTGATCGTTCTTGCAGTACTAGCACAGACTACAGTTGCTGGTATTAAAACAATGTTTAAAGTTGCAGTTAAAACTGGCAAAGGTCTTAACAAACTTCGTAAACTTACAAAACAAGCAGGTATAGCATTAGATGCCAAGTTATCAGAAAGTGAAATGGGAGAAGATTTTTTAGCAGGTAAGTCTGAACAAGAAAAGAAATTTTGGAATGCAGCATTAGAAGCACTACATAGATTACAAGAAAGTAAAGAGTCAAGACAGTCAATTGAAAGTTATGCGTTTGACATTGCAAGATCATTCAATGGAATGAGTTCAAAAGAACTATTGGCATTGTATAAATTGAAATATGGCATAGATGAGACTTTAGAAGAAGCGAAACAAAGTAATCCATTAGTAGTATTGGACAAACTTGCAGATAGAAGTGATAATAGGGAATTTCCAGTAAAGTTTTATGATGATACTATAATAAAAGTAACACCCAAAAAAGCAAAGAAATTTATGGACGTATACTATAAGATGGCAGATGAACAGCGTGATATAATTCACAAATATATAAAGACGAAGAAAGGATTTATGCAGGCTATTAATGATTTTAATATTCCTATGTAATGACTAAGCCATGAATATAAATGAAATACAATCACCAAAGATAAAAAGTACTGACGAAGTATATAATATACTTGATAATGTCGAGTGTGGTCCTTTTGATGGCGGATGCGTACTGATAGCACAGGCACTCAAAAAAATACATGGCGGTGATATTGTGGTATTAGTAAATAAAAAAGGTATTGCAGACCATGCTGCTGTTAAAGTAGGCAATAAATTAATCGACTTTGATGGTGCATTGCCTGTTAAACAATTTGTAAAACGATTTGAAAAAAACGAACACACAACTATTAAAAGTATTCGTGCAATAAAGAAAAATGATCTACCAGATGCACCACGTAATAAAGAAATAGTACCACAATTAGTTAATGCGCTATCAGAGTCTAAACTAAGCGAAGGATATAAACTAAAACTAGAGCGTGACACTGATATGATGGTGTTACATATTACTGATACGGCAACTGGCAAGCGTACAGAAGTTCGTGGTAAGAGTGGCTACGAAACAGGCGGATATGATTCAACAGATAGATTGCATATTCTACTAGACAAGATAGGCAAAAGTGCTAATATCAGTGACCTAATGAATGGCGACACTGTTGGCATTAATCCTAAACATACTAAAGGCGCAAGTGCAAACGCCGCAGCAACTACAGCGTTTAATGAATCCTTAGACAACCCATATCCATTTAACCTTACTGGACCAAGTGAGTCACAAGAATTTTCAGCAATTGCAAAAACACCAAATGGTGTGTTAAGAATGGACTTTGAAACAACGGACTATGATAACTTTGGTATTGACTTTTCAGTTGGCAAGAGCATGGGCAAAACAGATGCAGGTGACGAGTTTAGAGTATTCGCAACTGTAGTTGCAATGATGACAAAGTGGATCAAAACAGTTGGTATTAAACACGTAGAAAGTTTTGATTTTGGTGCTAACAAAGACGAACATGCTAGTGACGGCAGAGCAAAACTGTATACTAGATTTGCTAAACAACTTGCAAGTAAACTAGGTTGGAAGTTAGAGCAAAGTACTACAAGAGATAATAACACAGCATTCTTTAGACTAGTTAATCCTAAACCAATTCCACGTGAACAAGAGTATTGGGATGCACTAGATGAAGGAGTTGAAGTATCGTTACACGGCGATGCTAAAAAAGGTTATGTGTTATCTAAGATTGAAGTATCAAGCGATGAGCGTGATGCTGGTCAAGGCACAAAAGCAATGCAAGACATTGTTGACAGAATGGATAGAGAAGGTGCTATTATCGCACTAACACCAGATGATGCATTTGGTGGAAACAAGAATAGACTAATTAAGTTCTATAAGCGTTTTGGTTTTGTGCCAAACAAAGGTCGCAACAAAGACTTCCGCTTTAGAGAAACAATGATCCGTTATCCACAGACTAATGAAAGTGTTAACGAAGTATCAAAAGAAGAGTTTGACGCTATTCAGAATGGATACATTGATATTGAATTTGATAAGAAATGGTGGCCGCTAAACGATGATTATCCACTAATCAAACATATAGGTAATGCTATTAGTGCAACTAGCTGGACTAGTTGGGGCAAAGTTGGAGTTCCATGGTCTGATACAGAAATGATTGGTGGGGGTGGCACATATATGCTTAAAGGAGACTTTGGACATATACTGTTGGATACTGCAAAGAGTTATCGCCCAGATAAAATCGTAATGTCGCAAATATCAACGTCAAAACGAGGCGATGGCATTGGTGCTAAAGTTATGAATGCAATAAAATCATATTCAGATCAAAACAAATTATCATTAACAATATATAAAGTAACGAATCAGAAGTTTTTTGATAAGTTTGCATGGCTAAAAAAGACAGGCGTTGATACATACGAATATAGTGTCAATGAAGTTAAAGAATCTGCTGGCGTTGGTCGTGTCGTAAAAGGTGTTAACACTACTGTTGACGTAGGTGTAGATGAAATCATCAATCAAGTCAAAAAGTTTGGCAATGATGTTGATAGAGATGGCAAACCAAAAAAGAATTTAAGAAATAAATGATGTATAAAATCAACGAACACATAGGAGCAATGAAATGCCAATAATGTTACCAACTCGTCCAAAGGATGGAAAAGAAGTAAAAGTAAATAATAAAACATTTCGTTGGAATCAAAGTAAAAACAGATGGGAAATGGTATAATTACCATTTATAATTTAGGAGAGTTATAATGCCAATTTTAGGATCATTCGCAAGTGGTGCAATAAGCACTGTCGGACTTGCACAACAAGCAATGCTTGCATTTTTAAAAGCATCAACTGCAATATCAGGATCATCATTCGTCCTACAACAAACAGTCAGCGGTCCGGATGGGGCTATTATTGGCGGCAGAAATTCAAGTATTTACGGACAAAGTAGTTTTGCGGCATACGGTGATTATTTAGTTACTGGAGACGGTGATTATAATCAGGCACATATTTGGAACTTATCAGACGGTTCGTTTCATATGACAGTGCCAGCCCCATCGCCACCTGCGCAGACTAACGGCTTTGGTTGGCAAATTGATATACATGGAGATTATTTTATTGCAGGTAATGGCAGCGGCTATGCAACCATACATAATGTATCAACGGGGGCTCTAATTACAACAATTACCGGCGCCGCTAGAAATGTTGCAATTGATGAAAATTATGCAGTTGGATGTGGATTGGGTGGTTTTGATCCTGGATCTGGGGCTGGGCCGATTAAAATATTTGAATTAGCAACCAGCACTCTTACAACCTTCCCGGATCCAAATTATGATTCCGCTGCATATTTTGGCGGAGGGGTTGGAACGATGGATATATCTGGTAATAATTTGATACTTGCGTCAAATAATGGCTCCATAATAACAGTGCATGATATACCCACTGCTTTATCTAATGGCAATTTAAATACTACTAGCCTGACAATAAATGCAACAGTTAGTTTCACATCATTGACCGCTGAAGGTAATTATTTGGCGTTAGGCTGGACTAATGACGTAGACAAAATTTTTGTTTATGATCTAACTACAGGAACACTACTTCATACTTTGGCAGCACCTATAGGTGCGGCTGCAACGTTTGGTGCAACAGTAAATATAAAAGATAATTATTTAGTTGCGGGCAATCTCGGTTGGGATTTTGGTCCTGCCGCTGTATATGATTTAACAACTGGCACATTATTACAAACGTTCACCGAAACTGATGCGACTGACATATCTACATGGCTAAATCCAGGCATTGGGGGGGCTTTTGGCTCCGCAGTTGCAATCACTGACAGTAAAACCATTATCGGCTCTAGAAACGGTTCTGAAGATAGTACGAACAATACCGGAGCGTTTCTTATATACTCTAATCCCGGCCAAGAAGTACAAGAATCTACTGGAACTGCAGACTGGAGTAATGCTACATTAAAATATACACTAGATAATCCAAATGCTTATGGTACGAGTCAGGATGATTACTTTGCTAATGTCGCAATATCTAGTACACATGCAATTATAGGTGCGCAAAATGAAGCGGTGGGTGCTGAAGGCAAAGCCTATATTTTTGACTTATCGGATGGGTCATTAGCACATACAATAGATAATCCCAATCAGGGTACTCATTCAGAACCTGGGGATCTTTTTGGCATTGCGGTCGGAATATCTGATACACATGCAATTGTAAGTGCTTATAGCGAAGATGATTCAAATGGTTTTAATTCAGGTATAGCCTACATTTTTAACGTATCCGATGGTTCATTAGCACATACAATAAATAATCCAAATGCTTATGGTACTGCTACGTCGAATGGCTACTCCAATGATATGTTTGGTAATTCGGTGGCAATATCTGGTGACTATGCAATCGTTGGTGCAATGTACGAAGATGATGACAATGGCGTTGGGAGTGCATTCAGTGGGAATGATTCGGGTAAAGCCTACATTTTTAACGTATCTGATGGTTCATTATTACATACCCTAGATAATCCAGATGCTTATGGTGACGGTGTACAAGATTACTTTGGCACTGCAGTGTCGATATCTGGTGACTATGCGATTGTAAGTGCGCGGCTTGAAGATGATTCAGGTGGCAATGGATCAGGTAAAGCATATATCTTCAATGTGACTTCAGGTTCTCTAGTTTATACATTAGATAACCCAAATGGGTATGGTACTAGTGAATTTGATTACTTTGGCGGATCAGTAGCAATATCTGATACACATGCAATTGTAGGTGCGTATGGCGAAGATGATGCTGGTGGTACAACTTCAGGTAAAGCATATATCTTTGACCTATCAGATGGATCATTAGCATATACACTAGATAATCCAAATCCATATGGTACTAGTCAAGACGATCATTTTGGGGTGTCAGTTTCAATATCTGATACACATGCAATTGTTGGTGCGATTGGAGAAGACGATGCTGATGGTAATACTTCAGGTAAAGTCTACATATATGACTTATCAGATGGATCATTAACAAATACATTAGATAATCCAAATGCTTATGGTACGAGTCAGGAGGATAGATTCGGTGACAGAGTGTCAATATCTGGCTCAAATATAATTGTAGGTGCAATGTTTGAAGATGACGCTGGTGGTACAAATTCAGGCAAATCCTATATCTTTAGTGCGCCAATTATAGAAGCAAGTGCACCTGCAGAAGAATCTACTGGATGGACTATTGATCTTTCGAATGTGACATACGATAATGTTAGCTTCGGTATAGGCAATATAGATGGTACGCCTTATCAAATAACCTTCAACGCTGATGGCACTAAGATGTATCAGCTTGGAGCCAATACAAAAAGGGTAATTCAATACACGCTATCAACCGCTTTTGACCTAAGCACAGCGCCAACACTTTCAAGAACATTTGATATAAATGCAAGTGGCCAAGAGACTAGTCCCAGCGCATTATTTTTCAGCACTGATGGCACTAAGATGTATATTTGTGGGTTTGCAAACGCGACTGTCTATCAATATTCTCTATCAGTAGCTTTTGACATAAGTACCGCTATCTATGCAAATCAGGCCTATGACATATCTATTCAGGAAAGTTATCCAACTGGCATAGTCTTCAACCCTGATGGCACTAAGATGTATGTTTGTGGTTTCGGTGATAACATACATGAATATGGGTTGACTACTGCCTTCGATGTAAGTTCAGCCTCATTTAATAATGTCAGCTTCAGTGTGACCAATCAGGCTACTCAAGGATGGGGTTTCCGTTTCAACGCTGATGGGACCAAGATGTATGTGGTCTCGTCCAGAACTGATACGGTGTACCAATATTCCCTAGCAACTGCTTTTGATTTAAGCTCAACCTCTTACGATAATGTGAGTATTAGTGTTAATTCTCAAGATAATGACCCATTGGACATAGCCTTCAATACTGATGGCACTAAAATGTATGTATCTGGAAGTCAGACCGACACCATATATCAATATAGCACAGGTTTATGATAGTGTAGCAAGTTTAATGGATGCGATTTTATTCGCATCCATTATCTGTTTAATTTGATAAATACTATTATGAAAATAAATGAGATCATATCTGAAAACTTTGCCGGAGCATTTGCTAGTGTTCCCATGGGATTGGGTGCGGGTGATCCAAATGCAAGTGTGTATGCAAAAAAGCCTGCCACTAAAAAGAAAAAGAAATCAAAGATGGGATATAGTGCAGATGTAGGCAACCTTGCTTACACAACTCCAGTAAAAAGCCCAATGATTAAACGATAAGGTAGATTAAAATGAAACTGTCACAACTAACTGAATCTTTTGTAATCTCTAATGATGAATTTGAAGATTATTTAAATAGAGCAACTGAACAACTAGTATCAGAATTATCATCAGGTAAAAATCCACGTGATGCAGTTCATGATTTAGCATTAACTTTTGCAGATCAACACAATAAATCTTATGATGCATACCAACGTATGGCAGACTCACTTGAGGCTCGGATGCACACGTTGGAAATGAATAGTCCCACCGATATGATGAACGGTCCAGAAGATGATATGGGAATGGGTAGTGTTGATGAGCCAGAAATGATGAGTGATCCAATGGGCAACATGGAAATGAATACACCAGCAAGTTCTGAAATGCCAAGTGATAGTGACATGGAAGATTATTCAGCAGTAATGGACAATAAATCAGAAGTTGAAGAATCTATTAACGAAGATTCAGATGAAGAAAAAGCGCGCCAACGTGCACTTGCTAAAGCAGATGAACCAGAGCGTGGCGAAGAGAGAAAGAAAGTATCTCTAAAGAAAGCACCATGGGAAGAATCAGTAAATGAAGATGACAGTGAACAAGTTAAAGTAATCTTTAGAAAATTCCCAGAGGGCGATGTGATTGCATTGTTTCCAGAACAAGATCAGGGTCGTGGTCTGATTGGTTCATACATGACAATTGGTCAGCATAGTGACGCATCCAAGTCATTGATTACTGACTTAGAACCAGCGTCAAAAGAAGAATATGCAAAACTAGCCGCTGAACTAGAGCGTATTGGTTATGATATTGTTATATCTGAGTCAGTTAATGAATTAACTATTGCTGATGTGAAAGCGGCCACAGAAAAAGCAAAAAGGCGCCAAGAAAAAGAAAGAAAAGATACAGGAAAGAGTAGTGTGTCTACTACTGATCTTGCTTCACGACTTAAAGAAGCAAAAGCAATGGATACAATTCGTAAAATTGCAGATGAAAAAAGTGCAATGAAAGTTAAATTTGATAATGGTCAAATGATGGTCGATATGTTTACTGCATCTGCAATTAAATCAGTATATGATAACGTAAATGATGCAAATAAAGAAAAACTAGACAACCTAATGAAAACAAAAGACGGCATGATGAAAGTGGCAAATCTTTCAATGAAAATGCTGAAAGAAGGCAAAATTGGCGATCTTGCAAGTAAAGGCATCGGCGCAGCCAAAAGAGGCATTAGCGCATTATCTGATAAAAATAAAGATATGAAAAATATGTCTATTGCTAAAAAACAAGATATCGCAAATAAAGGTATGGCAATTTCAAAGAAAGCGGCAGATGTTACTGGGAAAGTAAGTTCACGTTTACAATCTGTTGGTAAAGTAGCAAAAGGTATAGGATCAGCAATCGCAGCGCAGCCGGAATTTGGTTTAAGTGGCAGTTCATATTCGGGTAGAAGAGAATCCATCGAATCAATCACAGATACAATCATGAATGAATCGATCAAAAAGGCAAACAAAGAAAAATAATCTATTGACAACCTAACAATACTATGCTATATTAAATGGAGTTCTTAGAGAGCTTCATTTTTTATATCTAATTAGGAGATTATTATATGTCACTAGATTCAGTTACAAGCGAAGAAAAAGCAAAATTAAAACAATTGGTAGATGAAGGGTGTTCTGTTCTACAGGAAGTTGACGACCTAAAGGGTGGACTGCGTGATACTGTAAAAGCAATTGCAGAAGAATTAGATATTAAACCTGCAGTACTTAATAAGGCTATTTCACTAGCACATAAAGCAAATCTACAGGGAGCAAAGCAAGACTTTGAAGATGTAGAGACCGTACTTGAAACTGTGGGACGCACACTATAAATGAGTTATGTAGATGCATACTACAACAAAGATAAAGATATTGTAAATGTCGTTGAACGAAAAGACGGCAAACGTATATATCAAGATTATCCAGCGTGGCGTACATTTTATGTGCGCGATGATAGAGGATCACATACTAGTATTCATGGTGAAAAGGTTCGTCAGGTAAAGGTAAAACGATTAAAAGACATGCACAAAGAATTGCGTATGAATTCTGATAAAAAAATATATGAGAGTGATATAAAACCTGAGGTTAGATGTCTTGCTGAAAACTATCTGAATTTAGATTCACCAAAATTAAATGTTGCATTCTTCGATATTGAAGTTGACTTTGACGCTGATAAAGGATTTGCGCCACCTGAAGATCCTTTTATGCCAATTACTGCTATTACAGTACACTTACAATGGTCAAATCAACTTGTTACCTTTGTTATGCCACCAGAGCATATGAGGGATGGCGAAGGTCTAGTAGAAGCACAGCGTCTATGTGATAAATTTCCAGATACATTTCTATATCTAAGTGAAGCCGACATGTTAAATGACTTCTTAACACTTATAGATGATGCAGATGTTCTTAGCGGATGGAATAGCGAAGGCTTTGATATTCCGTACACCGTAAATCGTATTGTTCGAGTTTTAAGCAAATCACATACTCGTAAATTATGCCTCTGGGACCTTCTTCCAAAAGCAAAGACTATCGTTAAGTATGGCAAAGAACAAATTAGTTATGTTTTAAGTGGACGTATTCATCTAGATTATCTAGAATTATATCGCAAATATACATACCATGAAATGCATTCATACTCACTTGATGCAATTGGCGAATATGAATTAAGTGAACGAAAAGTTGCATATGAAGGTACATTGGATCAACTATATAATCAAGATTTTTATAAGTTTATAGAATATAATAGACAAGATGTTGCATTACTTGATAACCTAGATAAAAAACTAAGATTCATTGATCTAGCGAATGAAATCGCACATGATAATACCGTTAATATTCAAACTACAATGGGTGCTGTTGCTGTTACCGAACAGGCAATTATCAATGAAGCACATCGTCGAGGTATGGTTGTGCCTGATAGAAAAAAACGTAGTTGGGATGTAGAAGATGAAGATTATGAACCAACACTAGAAGAGGAAGCAGCCGCAGAAGCACAGAAAGCAGCGGGCGCATTTGTTGCTAATCCTCAGATTGGCGTACAACGATGGGTAGCAGGTATTGATATTAATTCTCTATACCCGAGTATTATTCGTGCATTGAATATGTCGCCGGAAACCATCACTGCACAACTAAGACAAGATTATACAGAAGAAATGATACAAAATCGTATCAGGTCTGGACGCGGTGGTAAGAACAAAGGCTATGGTGCAGCACAAGCATGGGAAGATACATTTTCAACCGAAGAATTTAGGTTCTTTAATGAAAAAGATAAAACAACCATAATGAATTTAGACATGGAGAATGGTGAGGTACATGAAGTTACTGGTGCAGAAGCATTCGATTTAGTATATAATTCAGATTTGCCATGGGCTATAAGTGCGAATGGTACCGTATTCAAACAAGATATTCAAGGTATTATTCCTAGTCTGTTAGAACGCTGGTATGCTGAACGTAAAGTTCTTCAAAAGAATATGCGTGAAGTTAGAGAAAACGGTGGCTCAGATGAAGAAATTGCGTTTTGGGATAAACGACAACTAGTTAAGAAGATTAACTTGAACAGCCTATACGGTGCGATTTTGAATCAAGGCTGTCGATTTTATGATAAGCGCATCGGACAATCTACTACTCTGTCAGGTCGTTGTATCACAAGACATATGGGTGCAAAGACAAATGAAGTAATCGATGGCACATATGATTATAAAGGCAAATCCGTGATATACGGTGACACAGATTCTATCTATTATTCAATGTATCCATCATATCAAAAAGAGATTGATAGTGGTGAGATTGAATGGAATAAAGAAATTGCTCTTACAATGTATGATGAAATCGCCAATCAAGTTAATGCTAGTTTTCCAGATTTTATGAAAGAGTTTTTCAATTGTCCACGCAACCAAGGTGAAATCATTGCCGCTGGACGTGAGAACTTAGCAACTATGGCTATCTTTATTAAGAAGAAAAGATATGCTATGCTTATCTATGATGATGATGGTATACGGCGTGATATTGATGGCAAACCTGGCAAAGTAAAAGCAATGGGACTTGACTTGAAACGTAGTGATACTCCTGATTATATGCAAAACTTTCTTAGTGAATGTCTTGTTAAAGTTCTTACCGGCGGCGAACAAAACGATATTATTACAATGGTTAAAGAATTCAAAAAAGAATTTCGTGAAAAGCCTGGTTGGGAGAAAGGCACTCCTAAACGTGTTAATAATTTAACTAAGTTTAAAAATGATGTATCAAAATATAAACGTGCACAAAATGCAGATTTTAAATTACGAAGATCAGAAGACAAACTGGAAAAGCCACGTTTGCCCGGACATGTTAGTGCAGCATTGAATTGGAATACTTTGCGTGAAATGAATAGTGATAGATACTCAGTTGAAATAACTGATGGTATGAAAACTATTGTATGTAAATTACGTGATAATCCAATGAAAATGACAAGTATTGCATATCCAATTGATGAACCTCGTATTCCACAATGGTTTCAGGATCTTCCATTTGACCATGATTCTATGGAAATAGCAATTATTGATAAAAAGATTGATAATCTAATTGGTGTTCTAAAGTGGGATCTTAGTGCTGCAAACGCCAGTGAACAATTTGAAAATTTATTTGAGTTTTAAAATGGCTAAAAAGACTTATACAAAACTAGTACAAAATTTAGGCAGAAATGCTGCATCAGACGAGTGTTATACACCGCCTGATAGTATAGAACCGCTGTTGAAGTACTTAGACAAGGATTCGACTTACTATGAAGCAACAAGTGGCAAATCAGGTCTTATTGTAGAAGGGTTTACCAAATTTGGTTACAATATTGAGCCAAGCAACGGTAAAGATTTCTTTGAATGTGTGCCAGGTGATGTACATGACGGAGTAATCACAAATCCTCCCTACTCCATAAAAGATAAGTTTATCCGGCATTGTTATGATTTGGGCAAACCATTTGCATTATTCTTGCCCGTTGCAAGTTTTCAAGGAGCGGGAAGAGGCAAAATGTTTATGGAATATGGTATGTCTGCACTAGTTTACAATAATCGTGTTGACTTTACTGGTGGTGGCTCACCACCATTTGGAAACGCCTGGTTTATACATGGATTTTTACCACCGAATACAATCTATTGGGTTGATAATCCATCTACAGCAAATCCAAGAAAAACAAAAGAACAACAATCATCTCAATTCGATATTTTATTTGAATAAAACACTTGACATTTAATTCTATCTCTGATATAAAAAAAATATAGATAGAATCAATACCGAAAGGGTATATAATGTTTGTTAACATTCAATATAATAGAATAACAATGGCTAGTACAGCGACGATGTTATTATGTTCCACTGCAATTGCTGACACGAGTTTTATGCAATCAGACAATGATGGCATACTACAAAATCAATGGATTAAAACTGGTATCAATCAAGAATCTGGTACGTTCGGTAGTGGTGACAGTAACACTCCTGGTATATTATTTGATCCTAATGGCACTGGATCATTCGATAATAATTATGACTATCTGACCCCAGGTGCGCCATTCGATGGGCAAGCACTTATGGTAGACGATACAAATTATAAAAATAACAACTGGTCTGTGTATTCAACTGATATTGTTGATTCAGATGGACTTTCAAATGGAACTAGTAGCATAACATGGAGTGGCGATGTCAGCCATAATGATTCCACTTGGAATGTTAAGAATGTATTTAAACTAGAAGATAACAAATCTTACATTGATGTTACAACAACGGTGACCGCTGGTTCAGATGCACAATCAGTAAATTATGGAAAGTACATCGATCCAGATTCACAAGGTGTGGCAGGCGATACCAGCGCAACTGAAAATGTATTAGGTTATTCTGGTGTTCCAGAGACTAATCTGGTTATTAGCGAAGCAAATGTTTCAAAATATGCACTAGGATTATATACAACAGATACTAACGTAACTGCAGGTATTCAATCATGGGCAACAGATGCGGATGCATATGATGGTTCAAAATATAAAAATGCGGACGGTGAAGAAGTTCCATATGGAACAGGTGACGATACAATTGGTATTAGTTGGCACTGGACTGATGTCGCAGTAGGTGATATTCTTTCAATAAACTATGCATACATTTTAGGCGAAACTGTCTTTGATGCCATTGAAGATTCAGAAGACGCTGGCGGTGGTGCTGATAATGATTGGGTGGTTGAAGATATTGGAACTGCAACAGAAGCCGCAATCGCCGCGCCAGAGCGTGAGGCGGCAGAGGCAGAGGCAGCACGGATAGCAGCAGAAGAGGCAGAAGCAGCACGTGTAGCAGCAGAAGAGGCAGAGGCAGCACGGATAGCAGCAGAAGAGGCAGAAGCAGCACGTGTAGCAGCAGAAGAGGCAGAGGCAGCACGTGTAGCAGCAGAAGAGGCAGAGGCAGCACGTGTAGCAGCAGAAGAGGCAGAAGCAGCAAGAATTGCTGCCGAGGAAGCAGAAGCAGCACGTGTAGCAGCAGAAGAGGCAGAAGCAGCAAGAATTGCTGCCGAGGAAGCAGAAGCAGCACGTGTAGCAGCAGAAGAGGCAGAAGCAGCAAGAATTGCTGCCGAGGAAGCAGAAGCAGCACGTGTAGCAGCAGAAGAGGCAGCACGTGTAGCAGCCGCAGAAGAAGCAGCGCGTGTAGCAGCCGCAGAAGAAGCAGCGCGTGTTGCAGCCGCAGAAGAAGCAGCGCGTGTAGCAGCCGAAGAAGAAGCAGCGCGTGTAGCAGCCGCAGAAGAAGCAGCGCGTGTTGCAGCCGCAGAAGAAGCCGCACGTGTAGCAGCCGCAGAAGAAGCAGCACGTGTAGCAGCCGAAGAGGAAGCAGCACGTGTAGCAGCAGAAGAGACTGTTGTAGAGGAAGTTGTTGTATTACAGATTGTGGAATCATCTGCGAAAGTACAAGTTAGCACATTTTCTGATCCAGGTGTAGGATTGCAACTGATGGCTATACAAGCACTGCCCGTTGTTGAGAACACATCAAGCGAAACTATTTCATCAACGATAGAAACACAAAGTACAACTTTGCCAGTATTAACGTCAAATGTTGTAAAACATGATTCTACAGTTGACAACAATTTACAAACTATTTCTAAAGAAACTTTCACACTGGTAACAACACCAATGGACATTACAACAGAGACATTTGTTCGCACTACAGTAACATATGATGATGGTTCAGAGGTAGTAACAGATGGAGATACAACTACCACAATAACTGCGCGAAATGATATTGTCAAAACATCTAGTAATATTGAATCAGTTGTTGGCAGAGTTGATCAGGTAGAACAATTATTGGGTATTGATATTCACAGAAATATGGATATTGAGCATGGTATTTCAGTTACGAAAACTAATCATAAAATGAATAATGGCTACAATGCAGATACAAATGTGTATAGCATTGGAATTAAAGATATTTCGGGCAATGATAATATGTTGATTGGTGTAGAGTATAATGAAGTTAATACCACTATGACAGGAAGTGATAGTAATGGTAGTATGAAAACCCACGCATATAGAATTGATATTGACAAATCATTTGATAACAATGATACAAAATTAACTACATCATTTAATCATACGACATCCAATATTTCATATTCAAGAGCAATTGGCAACTATGCTGCGGCTGGCGAAACGGCATCAACTGATAATTATGTAAGTCTTATGTTAGAAAAAGAAACTGGTAATTTTCGTCCGTTCGTTGGTTATACAATTGGACAACGAAAAACACAAGGCTATACTGAAACTGGCAGCACACTAGCGGTTCTAGATTATACAACTGAGAAAGATACATATAATTATCCAACAATCGGTATCAATGTTGATTATGATGTATTTACCGCAAGTATTCGCAAAGACTTTGACGAATATGACACTACCAGAATTGGTCTAGATATTAATAAATCTATTAGTGATAAATTAAATTTGATGGTAGGATTTAATCGGAATATATCAAACTATGATACTAGTGATTCCATAACTGCAGGTTTATCTTGGACTTTCTAAGATTATAAAAATACAAAGTTGTCGATTTATATTGACAACTTTGCTTAATTATGATAATATATAACATATAACATAGGAGAACGCAATGCGTGACATTTTAAAAGATATTGTAAAACACACACATGGTCTTGGTATTATCCAAGCAGTGAAAGTTACAACAGATGATAATTCAACCGTATTAGATGCAATGGATGATGATAGAACTGTTGTGCTACGAGCAAAAATGCACAATCGGGTAGAAGAATTTGCAGGCAAATTTGGTATGGGACGCTTGGGTGTAACAAGTGGATATCTATCATACGAAAACACAGATGATAGTGGTAAAAGTTACGGTGCTGATATAAGTGTAGGAACAATGGAACGTAATGGTGAAACTGTTCCATCTGAGTTTAAATTTTCAATGAAGGGTGTATTTGATGCTACGTATCGTGTAATTTCGAGTGAACTAGTAGACTCACAAATTAAAACAGCAAACTTCAGAGGGGCTAAATGGGATGTAGAAATTATGCCTTCTTCGAAGGCCGTTAAAGATTTACAGACATTTGCAGGTATTTTAAGTGCATATGATCCATTATTTACGGTGAAAACTGAAGGAAATGATCTACTGTTTCATATCGGTGATGCAGCAACAGATAAACTAAGTTTGAAGTTTGCGACAAACGTAGAGGGCACACTAAGTACTGGTTGGAGTTTTCCACTTGCAACAGTTTTAACTATTTTAAAATTAGGCGATACTTCTACAATGAGCATCAAAATTTCAGATCAGGGGGCAATGGCAATTCATATTGATTCTGGCATGGGATTGTATGAGTATATTCTACCAGCAAAATCTGGCAACTAATAGTTGCCAGACATTTCATTATATAATAATATCATAGCATGGAGGACAACTAAAGTATGCATATTGACAAAAAATTACAAAGATTAGAACAACTAAAAATCGAACATCGAACACTTGATACCCGTGTAAAAAAAGAGTACAATCTAAGAAATGATGTATCAGAACTAAAAGTGAAAAAACTTAGATTGAAGCAAGAAATTTTAGATATTGAAAAGGACCTAAATATCATTGAATAAATTCTAAGTTAATTTAAGAATATTATACCCAGGACCAAAAAATGTTACATTCGAAACCAACACTACGCAGCATCTTTGCGATGAACTCTTCAATTATTTCAACAATAATGATTATCTTCAAGTCACTTTTAGTTGCTCACCAAAACTATCCGTTTCGGGCGAGTCTTGGGATGATGCTATTAAGCCTAATATTGCTTATGAGTATAATATTTTGGATGCTAGTGACGTTTACCTTAAGTTTGTTGTTTCTGATAGAAACGATGTTGACGAAGTTACTAGGGCTGTTCAGCAATACAGGAATGCCGGGTTGGAATGCCCAGTATATCTTATGCCGATGGGGGGACGCAGTGAAGAATATTCCCTTAACGTACAGGAAGTGGCGGAACTCTGCATGGCGCAAGGATGGAGATTTGCACCAAGACTCCACATATCTTTATTCGGAAATGCCTGGGGGACTTGACGAGGTTACAAAATATAATCGTGGTATTACATCAGATGAACAATTGGAAAATATTAGGAAAAAAATATGAAAGATCCAAAGGTAGAAGACATGATTAAGGAACTAAAAACATTGATGAAAGACCTTAATAAATTAAATGTAAAATTGTATAAGCAAGGGGTGTCATATAGGCTAAACGATGGTTATGATGAAAAAACAGTATCTAAATTTATAGAAATACAACACCTAAAACAAACTGTGGAGTACTAATCTTATGAGTAAAATAAAAGATTGGTTCATAACAATTCTTATGGATCAAAAAAGTAAAGAAAAATATCTCATTGAAAAGGCGCCGGATAATGATTCAAAAAAAAGAAAACTTTTAGATTATAATCTAAAACATTCTAATATTACGCAAGATGAATTTGATAAACAAACGGCAACATTAGATGGTGAGCCGTATATTCGTGTCGTTAATTTAGAAATGGATTCCAAATCGCCAAGTGCGGGATATTTTGAACTAGACTTTAATGAAAATTTTGTTGAATATCTTGCTGATAGTGGATATGAAGGTGTAGAGCCAGATGAAATAGTTGATAATTGGTTCAATGATTTGTGTCAAAATATTGTAATGGAAGGATTAGAAGATAGCGATGGCATAACAAAAAGTGTAGATACAAAAAGCAAACAAGGTCTAATCATTCAAAAATTAAAAACTGATAATGATGATACAGTAGAATACTCTTGACATTCATAATAAAATCATCTATGATAGAATCATATTCATAAACAGAGGTAATAATGGCTACTTTCATTCTAGTTGATAGTCTCAACATGTATCATCGTGCAAAGCATGTGACACATCGTGGTGCTGATATCGACACTAAAATTGGCATGTCTTTTCACATTATGATGTCCAGTGTGAAGATGTGCTATAATATGTTTAATGCAGATCATGCAGTTTTTTGTTTAGAAGGACGCAGTTGGCGTAAGGACTTCTATACACCATATAAAGCACAGCGTAGAGCCGCACAGATGGCAAAAAGTGAACGTGAACAAGAAGAAGATGCTATCATGTTTGGTGCATATGATAATATGATAAAGTTCTTAGATGAACGCACCAATTGTACATTGTTACAAAATCCAGAAGCAGAAGCAGATGATATGATTGCGCTGTTTATTGAATCTCATCCAAATGATCATCATGTTATTATCAGTAGTGATAGCGATTATCAACAGTTAATTTGTGATAACGTGACAATCTACGATGGTGTACAAAATCGTATTATTACACCAGATGGATTCTTCAAAGATGATAAGAAACGTACACCCATTAAAGATAAAAAAACCAAAGAAGTATTATCTCCACCTGACCCCGAGTGGTTGCTTTTCGAAAAGTGTATTCGTGGCGATACAAGTGATAATATATTCAGTGCTTATCCTGGTTGTCGCAAGAAAGGCACTAAGAACAAAGTAGGCATGATTGAAGCATATGAAGATCGTAATACAGGTGGCTTCAATTGGAATAACTTTATGCTACAGCGTTGGACAGATCATAATGGCGAAGAACATACAGTACGTGATATGTATGAACGTAATAAAAAGTTGATTGATCTTACTGCGCAGCCACAAGATTTAAAGATAAAGTTTATTGAAACTATCGCTGATCGCAGTATTCCTAAGAACAAAGCAGGTGTTGGCGTAAACTTTCTTCGCTGGTGCGGCGAATGGGACTTACAAAATCTAGCAAAAGCACCAGATGAAATGGCTGCTATCTTAAATAAAGGTTATCCACATGCTTAGATTCATCTTTGATGTAGATGGCACACTAACTCCAAGTAGATGTGCCATTGATCCAAAGTTTTTAAGATTTATGTTGAGATTTGTAAAAGACAATTCTGTATACTTAGCAACAGGAAGTGATGCGCCAAAGACTATTGAGCAAATAGGAAAAGAATTATTTAATTCTGTAACACGTTCTTATAACTGTAATGGTAATTCTGTATGGGAGAAAGGTGCAAACGTGCACAATAATCCATGGAAGATAAAAGTACCAGCACATCAAACATTACGATACTGGTTAGAAAATACAAAATTTCCACATCTTACCGGTACTCATATTGAAGAACGCCCGGGCATGGTTAACTTCTCAATTGTGGGACGGGGTGCTAATACTGAACAACGTGCAGAGTATGTAAAGTGGGACAAAGAATATAATGAACGTGAAAACATGGCATTGTATATTAATTACAACAATGATGAATTTAAAGATGTAACTGCCACGGTAGGTGGAGAGACTGGTATTGATATAGGTCCCACGGGCTCTGATAAGAGCCAGATACTTACAGACTTCAATAAAAATGATACAATTATATTCTTTGGAGATGGCATCTTTGATGGCGGAAATGATTACACACTAGCACAGGCAATTAAGAAAAAAGGTGTAGGTAGAACCCACAAAGTATTCAAGTGGGAAGAAACATATGAGATTTTAAAGAATGTATACAGTTGAAATAGTAACAGATAAATTTTGGATAATTGAAGATACTGGAATAAAACTTGGTATTATAAGAAAAGTAAAATCGGGTGACTATGAAATAATTATGCAAGATACAAATGATATTGAAATCTTGTCATTCAATAATCTTGTCAAAAAATTTGGAAGTAAAATTCTAGAATCTCGCCAAGTTAAAAAAATTGAAAGTGTAGGCAAAGATAGTGGATATTCAATTGATGAAGTCGAAGGGTATCCATGTAAACATCGTGCATTCAATATAGAAACGATAGAATTAAAAGGTAAACAAATTCCAACATATACAAAGAGTATCACAAGTAAAGTACGTTATGCAGCAGGATACTATGGAGTAAGATTTCCAAGTGATTGGAGATGGTTTTATGGTGGCAAACTTGATACATTAAATTCATGTAACTTTATAGGACCATATAAAACAAAATCTGAAATGCAAACAGAGACACTTATGGCAAATAAACGGGAAGCAGTATAAATATGTCGTATACACAAATAAAAAGTTTTCTTATTTCGGTTAATAAATCTGCAGTTAGAAAAGATCCATATATTCGTATAAGTATGGAAGATGCAGTTAAATTACAAACAGAATTATCTCTACTTCTTATGGAATTAAAAGATACAAACACAACACCAAAAACAGTCACATTTGACGGAGGAAAATTTTAATGCCAGATTTTAACGCAGTTATGATTATAGGACACTTTGTTGTTTCTATATTTCAAATTCCACTAGGACAACCACTATATCAATTTATGCCATTTCCAAGTATGGATAGATGCCAAGAATATGTACAATATGCAGTAACACAACCAGCAGGATTCACTATGGATCTAGAATATAAAATGTATAAGACAGCACAATGTGTTACAAAAGAAGAATTTCAAAGACAAATGGAATTGTATAATAAACAAAATGTAGCACCATCAACTCCAGAATTACCAGAAGAAAATAAGGATGGATGGAAATAAGATAAATATACTATAATACCAATAAGGAATATAGTTTATGAAATATCTAAGTAAAGCACGTGAAGTCGCAATCTTAACAATAAAATCAACTTGGATATATAAACAACTTATAAAACTTGTATCAAAACCTATGTATCTATTGCTAATTGTTGTAGTTATAGTGCTAGGTGGGTTGCACTTAAAAAACTATGTGAATTCATATATAGCAGAATTTAAAAGACTAAATGATGCAGATGCGCAGGCAGAAAAACTAAAAGCAGAAGAAGAAAAGCATTTAGATTTTGTTAAGATAGATGATTTCTTATACACATTAACTGGAAGTGTTGGTGATGGAGACTGTGACCGTATCGTCCCCAATATGCCAATGGACTTTACTGTTATTCTAGAAAGCCCAGGTGGCAATCTAGCAGAAGGATCTTGTATTGCAGCACACTTTAAATTAAGAAATGTTGTGACAGTTGTGCGTGATACACCAGTAATGAATGAAAACGGTAAAATTATATACTCTCCAGGTAAAGTTGGAGATGAATTAGATATCGATCACCTAAAAAACAAAACAGTATGCGCAAGTGCATGTGGTCTTATGTTTTTAGGCGGAGATAGAAGATATCTTATAGGTGATGTTTGGTTCGGTATTCACGGACCAGGTACACCAGAACAATTTATTAGTAGAATGCCTGCTAGACAAGCAGAATCTGGGGCATATCGTACTGCTAGTAATCTCTTGGGATTATTAGAAGAACTTGGGGTTGACGATCCAGAAGTTCGTAAATTGTTTATACAAATCCCAAATCAAACTATGTATTGGTTGAAACCAACTGACTTCAAAGCGAAGCCAGGACTAGTTTCTTTGGCAACAAATTATGTAAATTTTTGGGGTTTGACTACTGCAACACTTGATCCAGTATAAGGATAAGGTTGCCTAATAGGAGGACTACAAAATGCTAAAGAGTTTCTTTTGGACTCCATCGCAATTTCTATATGCTTGGCTAATGCTTGCTTGGCTGTTATTCATTGGATGGTATAATGTTCAAATTCTAGTTTATTATAACGCATGGAACCGCGAGTTTTATGATGCTATACAAACACTACAAGAGGCAAGATTTTGGGAACTATTCTGGAGTTTTAATCCAGTTAGACTATGGGAGTTTATCACGTTCAGTATGGACGAAACAACCACTGTTCCTAGTTTCTTAGAAATACTTCTTATCTATGTACCAATGGCAACGTATGCCACATGGCAAACACAACGATTTACATTCCGCTGGAGAGAAGCAAATACACATTACTATCTAAAGCGGTGGGAATCTTCTACAGCAAAGATTGAAGGTGGTTCACAGCGTATTCAAGAGGATCTAATGATCTTTGGTAAAACCCTACAATCACTATTCACTGGTTTTGTCAATAAGATTTTCATTCTTGCTGCATTCTTACCTGTATTATGGACATTAAGTGAAGGTCTACCAGTTTGGAATGGTCAAATTATTCCTGGCTTTCTAGTTTGGGCTGCACTTATAATGAGTATAGGTGGAACACTATTATCATTCTTGCTAGGTATTAAACTTCCAGGTTTGGAATATAAAAACCAAGTAGTAGAAGCAAAGTTTCGTAAAAAACTTGTTCATAGTGAAGATGATTTTAAAGAACGGTTATCAGAAGACTTGTTCCCAATGTTTGCATCAATCAAACGTAACTACTATCGCCTATTCAACTACTATATGGGCTTTGGTATATGGCAAACTGGATTTTCATTACTAGCAGGTAATGTTGCTATTGTAATATTAGCACCAAGTTATTTTGCACAGTTGATTACATTTGGTGTTCTTATTCAGGTGCTAAATGCATTTGGCAGAGTAGAAGGTGCACTAACATTCTTTATCGATAGATGGACAACGATTGTTGATTTCCAATCTGTAATTAAACGATTAAGAGAGTTTAATAAAGTTCTTGATGAAGCAGATAATAACGCTACGTCCTAATAGCAGTGTCAATATATCACATTAAAAAGCGTCCAATTTGGACGCTTTTTTACATTATATCGGTACATAATTGTTAAATTTAGATAAATATATTTAACAATCAAGGAATAAAATAATATGGCTAGACCTAAACCAAATATAATACTAGAGTACACTAATGCAAAGACGTATAGAAGTGAACAAGTACTACAGGCAGATGCAATATTTGCAGTATTCTATAAAGGAAAAGCAATAAATTTACGAAGCCTTAATAGTCTTGTAAATTTTCCTGGTCCTAAATATAAAAAAGTATCATTTTCTAATTCTGGACACGCATTCAATCTAGCAGAGAAACTAAATGATTTGTTCAAATGTGATGATTTTGAAGTTTTTAAATTGTCAGAAGGAGAAAAGTTATATCCAAAATAACTTATATAAAATGACAAAAAATGAACTAATAGAATATTTGAATAAAAATACATCTGGTAAAAAAGCAGGAAGAAAAGAATTTAGAATTAATGATATTTTTATTAGTTCATCAAATCAAACCCAAAACTTTAGACTCACTGGTCTCGGCAAAGGTACAATGTCTAAATACTTTCAAAAATATGAATTATTTTTATATTCATCGTCTAAACTAGAGACAGGATCACAAATAATAGAGTTAGATAAGTATATGAAAACGCCATACTATCTTAAAAATGGCAAACTTACTATTTTTGAAGAAACTCTTGCAGCAGAATTTGTGCTATTAAGCTGCGATTTTGATCTATGGATACAAAACAAAAAATTTGCACAATTATAAATTTCATGTAAAATAACTCTTGACTTCCATAACGAATCACTCTATATATAATGTATAAGTTGGCCAAAAGGATAAGAACATGTCTACCGGTATTAATAACTTTATGAACGCAATATATAACGCTATTGGCACAGAGGTTAGTGGTTATTATAAAAATACTCCTTTTCTTGGCAAAATTATCTCTACACGTACAAAGTACGGCAATGATATCCAAGTGACTGTAGAGGATGATGATGGTCGCTGGTTTCTTATTGATGCAACCGAACTTCTAAATGGTGATACTAGTGTCTATACCAATCTTCATGTTTATTTAAAATAATTCAAGAAAGTTGTTGACAATAGAAACGAATCACTATATAAAGAATACATAGACAGTAATAAAGGAATATGATATGTTTGTTGTCAAAACACAAATTCTGGAAAATTATGGTGCACATTCAGCCGATGGCAAATTTTCAAATGGCAATGCTTACTGGAAAATGAAGGGCGGCAATGAATATATTGTGAACGATGTAGAACGTCCACAAGATGCTATGGCATTTATTGCTGCAAAATATATGGTAAATGATCTGCATTGCAAAGAATTTCCGTTAGAAGCAATTACATGGAAAGAATGGCAAAACGAGTTAATGGATGTGGACGAAGGTTATCGTGCTTTTCTAGTAGAAAATGCAATTCCAGTATCACCTCTCCAGACTTAAAAAAGTTCTTGACAGTTCAATTCAACTACGCTATACTATAGTAGTAATCAACATAGAAAGAGAATCATAATGGCACAAGTTTCAGCAGCAGATATGGATGTACGTCTAGTTCGCCCAAGCGATATTCGTGAAGAAGTTAACTATGCAATGAATCGTAAGCGCCCTGTCTTTATTTGGGGACCTCCTGG